CAAATACCGGAAGACTTCAAGCCTGACCTTGGTTCACCAACCCAGGTCAAGATGTACGAGATTGCCCAAGGTGGTGGATCACCGGCAGCCAAGATCGATGCGATTTCCCAGCTTCAGGCGGGCAAGAACAAGTCGGTCCAGGAATTCGGCCAGAATTGGATCGAGCACCTGTCCGATCAACTGGAAGACGAGCCAGCGGCTGAGCCTGAGCCGGATAACTACATGAAGACCGTCCAGGGGATCATGGCCGATCCCGACATGCCATCGGACGAAAAGGCGAACATGCTCACCACATTGGTGGCGACCGCGGTGAGCAAGGGCAAGCTGGAAAAGGGCGGGCCGGCCTATCAGGCGGCGGTCAAGACGATCACCAATCTGCACGAGAAAGCTGAACTGGAAAAGCAGGCGCCGAAGCCGCCTCTGGCGGTGTTCGAATCATCAATGAATCAGGTGCTGGGAAAGCTGCAATCGAAGCAGGCGAAGAAGGACTACCTGGAAAACCTCTACAAGAAGCCGGAACTCACACCAGGACAGAAGGCCGTCGTCAACGCCAAGTTCAAGGAAGTCAACGCCGCCCCAGAAACAGGTCCGGTCAAATTCACCGAACAGGAAAAGACCGAAATCAACGCCATCGGTGGGTTGGTTTTGAAGAAGAACATGGCGCCGCACGAGAAGGCGTTCGCGATCAATAAAATCGCTCTGAGCAGCAGTTCACCACACACCGCGGCATACGCCAAAGAGCAGTTGGAAAAGATGGGTCTGCCGCCGCCGCCCGAGCCGGTGGAAGCGCCGAAGACGCCGGCAGAACTGTTGCAGGCGCAGCCGGAACTGCTACCGCATCCGCAATCGAAGCACCAAGGGCCGTTGTTCAAGATCGTCAACGATCCAAGCCAGACCACCGAACAGAAAATCGAGGCACTGAAGACCTATCCCACCGTTCAGCAGTATCCCAACGAGAACACCGCGAAGTTTGCCAATTCGTGGATCAAAGCACTGGGCGGTGAGCCGATTCCCGGTGTGGGGTTCGTCCAGGCGCCCGGTGCGGCGCCGGCTGCGGCTGCGCCAACGCCGGCTGCACCGAAGCCCGCGACGCCGGCTGCGCCAGCTAAGCCAGTGGTGCCGAAGACCACGCCGCATTTCTTCCAGGAAACCACCTATCAGGCAGAGACCGCCAGCGGGCAGAAGATCAGGTCGAAGCTGCACGCCGACACCGAACGGATACCGGGAACGCTGCACCACGACGTAACATCGGCCTACGGGGACAACAAAGAGGACGGCAATACCCACGCCGTCAGTGTGCAGATGCAGAAGGCGCGCGACGTGACCTATGCGCAGATGAGTTCGGTCCAGGTCAGCGCCATGAACCATTACAAGGGATCGGATTATGACCCGATCAACGACTATCTGAGGGGCAAGGACAAGACCACTTCGCCGACCGTGATGGGCTGGATCAAGAACATCCGGGCCGCGATGGCCAAGGCGGTGGTGCCGGCCGACACCCCGGTGTATCGCGGGCTGCGCGCGTCACTGGAAACACTGACCGGGTTTGATGACGACCGGGCGATTGGGCGCAGTTTCGTGCACAAGAACTTCGCGTCGGTATCACGTGACATCAACGTGGCCAAGAGCTTCGGCAGCTTCAATAATACGACCACGGCGACTACCATGGTGCACGTGACGGTGCCGGCCGGCACGCCTGGGATCGTGCTGGGGCACCAGATGAACAGCGAAAACGAAATCGTGCTGCCGGATCACTGCGTCTTCAAGATCGACCGGATCGAAAAGCATGCCCATGGTCCCATGAAGCACACCATCCATTGCACCTACATGGGCCGGCAAGAGAATATCCCTGGGGCAGAAGCTGAGACGGTGGTATAACCGCCGGTTGAAAGGGCAGTATCATGAGCGGTGCGAAGGGCAGGTTTATTGCCCAGGTCGATGAAGTCGAAGGGCTGGGTCCAATGACCAAGGTGAGCGGTCATGACGGGCCGCAACTGAAGTATCCTGAAAAGGACGGACCGGCCGCGGATCGCAAGCCAAAGCGTGTGGTCAAGGTCGTGAAGCCGAAGGTGACGATCCACCGCAGCCGGTAATTCCGGGAACAATCCATGCTGATCGAACGGACACCGTGCGCCGATTGTGGTCGCACGTCGTGTGACTGTGACCACCATCAACCAGAGGGGGCAGCTATGAGCAACCGCTTCACTGACTTGATCCACCGTGCGTTCTTCGCCGAAGACAAGGCGGCGCTGGCGGCGATCATCAAAGACGCCGAAAAGGAAAAGAAGAACGGCGATGACGATGACCACGACGAGCCGGATGGCGACGAGGGTCACCACATCCACCTGCACCTGGGTGACAAGACCAAAGACGACCAAGACCCGGACGTGCAGAGCCGTCTGAAGAACCTGGAAGACGGGTTCAAGTCGATCGATAGCAAGGTGTCCAGGGTGCTGGACCATCTGGCGAAGGATGGCGAATTGCCAGAGGCGCTGAAGAAGCACCAGTTCGGCAAGAAGGAAGACGATGACGGCGACGGTGACGGTGACAATGGCGACGGTGACGGTGACGAAAAGAAGGACGAAACCGAAGACGCGCCAGCCGGCAACGAAGAAGCCCTGACCGCTTCCGATCCCGGCGGTGTAGCGGGTGCCGAACTGATGGAAGCCGACCCGGCACTGAAGACCGGCCAGAGCATGATGGGCGACAAGAAGATGGTCGGCCGGTGGAATACCGCTCTGGGCAACTATGTGCGCGATACCGCGGCGCGCGCTGAAGTGCTGTCACCGGGCATCAAGATCACCAAGAACCTGGACGCTGGCGGGGTGGCCAATCTCAAGGCCATTGGCACTGGCGTGTGTGATCTGCGCCGGGCGTCGCTGGGCAAGGCTCTGACCAGCGATCAGGGTCGGCAGGCGGTGGGCCGCTACATCACCGTGGCTGGGATCAAGAAAATGTCCTGTGACGCGGTGCGCATTGCGTTCCTTCAGGCGTCTGACGCCATGCGGCAGATGAACAACGATGTTGGCAAGGCGGCGCCGGGATCGTCCTTCACGGGTGAAGACCCGCGCGCGTACCGTGATCGGCAGACCCAGACCCTGGCTGGCATCAACAAGGCCAACCGCGAATTCTGGGCGAAGCAGACCGGGCGACCGAACTAATGGCCGTTGTAGCTGTCCCGGCGGCTGAAGGATCGGTGATCGTTGCCTGTCTGTACAACCAGCCGGACGGCCTTGCTTGGGTTACTCTGAGAGACAACCAACCGCTGGCGTGGATGGTCGATCAGAACAACCCGACCGGGATACCCATTCCGGTGATCATCGGCACCCTGCTGCCGGCGCCGAACACCGCGCCGATCATTTCGCCACCCTGGGTGCAGGTCTTCAGCAACGGGCAGGCCATCGTCCCCGACCTGTTCCGGGGGACGCTGGCGGAAATGTTCACCTGGATCGCCACCAACAACGGGGCCACCCGGCAAATCTATGGTGACTTCGCTGCGACCACTGTGGCGATTGCCTGGAACCAATGGGCGCAGAACAACCCGGCGCTGGCGTTGACTGACCCGCCGTCTGTGGCGCCGGCCGGCGAAGCGGAACCACTGCCGCCACTGCTGCCGGCACGCGGCCAGCACCGCGCCCAGACAGCCCACAAGGGCGACACAGCCCACTGAGCAACCACCCGGCCCACGTGCCGGGGCACGAAGTCAGCCGCCGCGTAGCAAGCCCCTGGGCCTGCCACGTGGGGCTTTGACGTGTCTTCCAACCACAAGCTGAAAGGAACCTGGGCCATGGTGGCCTTTACCTATGCCATGCCGGCCGGCATTCCCGGCACGGTCAACCGCACTGCTGAAGCCACGGTGGTGGCGGAAATCCTGAGTCCAACCTCGCCCCCCACCCAGTACGGCACGGCGGTGGTGCTGGACGCGACCACGTCTCTGGTGCGCGCGCCAGCAACCGCCGATCTGTCCGCGGTGGTGTATGGACTCTATGTGCGCCCCTATCCCACCCAGTCCGGGCAAGACCCGCTGGGGACTTCCACGCCACCGACTTCCGGATCGGCCAACGTGCTGAAGCGTGGCTACATGAGCGTGCTTCTGCGCGGCGCGACCGCGGTGACCCAGAAGGGCACCCCGGCCAACGTCTGGACCGGTGCACCCGCGGGTGGACAGATTCCGGGCGGGATCACGGCAGTCGCGCCGGCCGCCGGGTCGTGTGTGGCTCTGCCTGGGGCCTACTTCATGGGTCCGGCCGACGCGGGCGGCTTCACGGAAATCGCCTTCAACCTCTGATCGCTTACCGGCTGCCGCGCCGGCCGTACTGCGGCAATCCCCCACAACTTGAACAGAAGGAACCAACGCCATGCCAGACGGCATGAACGCTGGCCGCGGCATGTTCACGTTCGACGCTTTCACAAGGGACGCCACGGGCGCCTTTCTGATCGGCGAACTGGAACGGCTCGACCAGACGATCCACGAGCCTTTGGTCGCTGTGACCTGGGGCCGTGACATTGACTTGCGCGAAGATGTCACCACGGGCGATGAAGTGTCATCGTTCACCAACAGCAGCTTCGCCATGTCCGGTGGTATCAACCCGGCCGGGGTATCCTGGATCGGCAAGAACACCACTGCGATTTCCGGTGCCATGCTGGACATCGGCAAGACGCCCCAGCCGCTGAACCTGTGGGGTGCCGAACTGAGTTACACCCAGCCTGAACTTGAAAGCGCGATGCGGGTGGGTCGTCCCATAGACGACCAGAAGTATCAGGTGATCAAGCTAAAGCACCAGATGGACATCGATCAACTGGTCTACATCGGTGATCCGATCACTGCCATGACACCGGCTGCATACGGCACTGCCGGGCTGTGCAACCATCCGGCGGTGACCAATACGGCGAACGTCACGGGTGGCAACTGGGCTACTCTGGGCGCGGCTGGGGCCGACACGATCTTGGCTCAGGTTAATGAGCAACTTGCCAGCACGTGGTCCGCTTCGGGCTGGGCGGTGATGCCGACCGAAATGAGGGTGCCGCCGGTCCAGTTTGGCGTCCTGGTATCGACCAAGGTGAGCAGTGCGGGCAACATCAGTCTGTTGCGCTACCTGCAAGAGAATTCCCTGTGCAACACCCAGAACGGACGGCCGCTCAATATCCAGCCGCTGAAGTGGCTGAATTCCCGCGGCGGTTCATCGACCCAGCGATCGCTGGTCTATACCAAGGAATACAACCGCGTTCGCTTCCCGCTTACCCCATTGCAGCGTACCCCGCTGGAATGGCGCGGCCTCTACAATCTGACCACCTATTGGGGCCGGGTTGGCGTGATCGAGGTCGTGTATCCCGAGACCATCAGCTACCGCGACGGCATCTAGTTTCCAATTTTTATCTGAGCTTCGGGCCGGGCAGATTACTTCCGCCGCATAGGCGCCCGTCTGGTCCACCCCCATTGCCTACCCTGAAAGGGGAACCCACCATGCAGGAAGTCGCAATCGTCTATTTCGTGGTGGCTTGGCTGGCTTGCTGGCTGGTCGACTTGATCATCATTGTGGCGCGTGGTCCGGTGCTGATCGATCCGATCCTGAAGCTGGTCATTGTGCTGGTGTGCCTGATAGTGGTCTTGGTCAAGCTGGCCGAACGCCACTGGCTTTGGTGACAACCCCAACCAGGAAGGAATAGCCTGATGGCAACGATCAAGGTGGCGAAGCAGTTCATGCTACAGCGCGACCCACAGCCGGTTGAAGGGCGCACGGCGTGGATTGGCGACAAGGAAGTGCCGGTGCTGGCCGCGCCGGAACTGCTGTTGTTCAACCCTGGCGAATACGAAGTCGAGGATGACATCGCCAACCACTGGTATGTGTTGCCGCACCTGGAAGGCTACGTTGACGAACTGTGGACCGGGCAGGGCGGGCAGCCGGTGGTGCGGGTGATGCTGAACACCGAAGAAGCCGCTATGGCCAAGGAACAGGCCGAGTCCGTCAAGGCGCAGCGGGCAGAGGCGGCGAAGGTGCAGGCCGAACGGGCTGAACAGGCCGAAAAGGCCGCTGTGTGATGCCGGTGGTGCGGGTGGTCAAACACTTCATCTTGCAGCACGACGATGGGCGCAAGGTGGAATATATCCCCGGCAACTATGACGTGGACGAAGAAACTGCGGCCCACTGGTATTTCCAGGCGCATCTGGAAGGTTTTGTGGAACCCGACCCGGCTGACGGCACCCAGCAATATGCGCAGAAGATGCTGATCGCCGAACAGGCGGTGCGGATGGGTGAGCCTGAATCGGCCCAGGGGCAGAAGGCTGCCCCCACGCCTGACGGTGTGGCGCGGGCAGAGCCAACGCCGGTCTACTTCGCGGGTGAGCCGATCAAGAACCCTGAAGGGCCGTCCTGGCTGCCCGGCAAAGCCCCCTGAGCCGTCCACTGAAGAACCGCGTCTGTCAGTACGGGCATCCTCACAAGGGGCCTGACACCACGTCCTGCCCGCGCTGTGAGCAACGCCGCCGCTATCTGCGGACCCTGGTGCAATGGATCGAACATGATGACACCGCCGGCACGCTTCCCCGGCGACGAACTCTTGCTGGTCCAGCTTGGTTGGCTGGTCTGGGGGATCGGGGCCTTGGTGACGATCCGACTTCGCAGGAAAGGAAACCCGGCCATGCCACTGACCGAGAAGGGCGCTGAAATCAAGTCGAACATGGAAGAACAGTACGGCAAGGAAAAGGGCGAGTCGGTCTTCTACGCTTCGAAGAACAAGGGGACGATCACCGGGGTGGATCAGGGGCCGGCCTCACCGACCGCGCCGATCAGTGCCCAGCCGATCATTCCCAGCGTCACCGGGGTTGCGGCGCCTTCTGGCCTGACGACTGGGATCAATAGCCCGCAAGGGCAGGCGGCGCCCAACTTCGATCAGGGGCCGCCGCGCAGTATCACGGTGGCTGAACTGGCGCGGGCGGCCGGCAAGCGATGAGCGTCACCACCCTTGACGCGACACCCCCACCTGGGGTGCCAACGTCCACCGTCACCACGGTGGCGTTGTTCCGCGCGCATTTCCCAGAGTTCGCCAGCACCACCACCTACCCTGACGTCGTGGTGCAGATGTTCATCGATACCGGATCGGTGCTGGTGCGGCCGGAACGGTGGCACAGCCTGACCGCATTCGGGGTGGAACTGTTCACTGCGCACATGCTGGCGCTGCAACAGATGGCGATGCAGGGCGGCCGTGGTGGCGGTGTACCAGGGCAGGCGCGCGGGCTGCAAACCAACAAGAGCGTGTCCAAGGTATCGGTTGGCTACGACTATTCCATGGTGGGGATGGAAGGCTGGGGCATCTTCAACCTGACCATGTATGGCCAGCAATTTGCGTTCTATGCCGAACTGTTCGGGACCGGCGGCTTTGAAGTGCTGGGCATTGGCTATGAACCACAACTGGCCGGGGTGGTCTGGACCTGGACCAACGGCGTCATGATGCGGTGGGGATCATAGCATGGATGACATCGAACCGATTTTGCAGTTCTTTGCCTACGGCCACCTTCGCGCGGACCTTCAGATGGTGTCGTTGCCGTTCTTTAATCTAGCCCATACGCTGGTGGAAGAATTGCCACGCAACCCAGAGCGAACGGTGGCGCTACGCAAGCTTCTGGAAGCCAAGGACGCGGCGGTGCGGGCGAAACTCTATGCCTGACGCTCTGCCACCCCGGCCTGGGCTGTTTGCCGCGGCGACCGACAACATTGTCCAGCATTGGCGGACGGCCACGGCGAACAACCCGCCCGCGCCCGGATCACTGAGGGATGGGCAGCTTGCGCTGGAACAGAATGACCCGGTGCGGCTGTGGATGGGGGTTCCCACATCGATTGATCCATCCGGGATGCGGGTGCTGTTTGATGCCGCGGCAACCGGTGGCGCGCCAATCGACGGCTTTGCCTATGGCAAGCTGAACAACCTCTGGGCGCGGGTGCTGCCTCTGACTGGCGGCACACTGACCGGCGCCCTGGTGCTGGCCGGCAACGCCACCGCGGCGCTGAACCCGGTCAGCTTGCAGCAGATGAACGCGGCGATTGCTGCGATCCCGGCCGGGGTGGTGTCATGGAACACCCGGAAGGGTGACGTGGTGCTTCAGCAGTTGGACGTTTCGGCGGTTGCAGTTGGATCGTTCAACGGCCGGATCGGTGCGGTGACCTTGCAGGTTGCTGATGTCACCGGGCTTGGCTTCATTACCTCTGCCACGTCCGATGCGCGCTATGTTGACGTGGCCGGCGATACGATGACTGGGCCGTTGCAGGTCAGCAGCACCATCGTATCTACTTCAACTATCAAGGCAGGGATCGGTGTCGGCAGTGCGCAACTCAATCCTGGTGACGCCACCAACCCAGGATACCTTGCGCTCTATAACCCCGCCGGCACACGGGTCGGGTATGTGGGCTGGCAGGTCGGTGGTCCACGCCTTCAGTTGCAATCCGAAAATGGTTATATTGGTTGGTCGGTAAACGGCGATCTACAGGTCAGCAGCAACATCGGCACTACTGCTACGATCACGGGTGGCTACATCCACTCGACCGGCTCTATTCAGGCTGACGGGGACAGCAACGCCAGTGGCAATATGCTGGCCGGGCGGATACGCGCCACCAACAGCATTATGAATGATACTGGCGCTTTCTATGTCGCCAACAACGCCAATTATTATCTAGCACGTGGCCAAAGCACTGGAAGGTGGTCGTTCGTTGAGAATGGCACAGAGAACTTTGGCATTGATACATCCGGCAACATCTGGTCAAGAGCCGCTTGGACTGGCACTTATGCACACGCAACTGGCAGCATGGACAACGACGGTCAGTATCGTGGCGACACCCTGATAGTGCGCAGTGGTCTCGGTATCCAATATAGCGCCTTTACTGGCTATTGGATCGCGTATGGTTGGAACGGTTATGTCAACGTCTACGTCAATGGTGGCTATCAGGGCGACCTTTGGATGGTTGGCCAAAACGACGGCAGATACAAAGCCATTGGTGCCTACACGCCAAACCAGAATGTGGATGCTGGGGCAGGTCCGAACTTCAGTTGGGTTTATTCTTCCGGTGATTTCGGCGGTCACAACTGCTATATTGACGGCACCCTCGGTTTGAATTTTCGCGGCGTTTACAACTCAGGCGTTTGGTATGCCTTCGGCTGGGATGGCCACCTGCATATTGCCATCAATGGTGGTGGGCAGGGGCCGCTAGCTTTCGTGGCTGATGTCAACGCTCGCTACTCGCCAAACATGAACGTCGATTATCACAGCAATCCGACCTTTTGGCAGGTTGTCTCTGACAGTTCTGGCGCAGCGTTCAACGCACCGGCTGGCTATGGTGTTTCGGCTGGCGGTTGGATTGGCCCTGGCTCTGACGCACGTTGGAAAAAGGACGTGCGGTCCATTTCACCTGAAGCAGCGAGAGCGTGGGTGCAACAGGGGCACTGGTGTCGGTTCACTATGGAAATAGGCGATGTTTCTTATGAGATGGCTGGTGTCATTGCGCAGGAAGAAATTGCCGCCGGGCGCGCAGACCTAGTGCGCTGGGTAGACAGTGACGACCCTCGGGTGGCGCAGGGGGATGCGCATTCGCCCGCCGGTAAAGCGGCTTACTATAACTACAACGATCATATCGCCTTCCTGACGGTAGCACTCAGGGACGCACTCGACCGGATCGAAGCATTGGAAGCAAGACAATGACCACCATCGTCATCAGCACCCAGCCACAATATACCTTCGGCACCCTGACCAACCGCATGGTGAGCGGACTGATCACTGCCGGTCAGCAGATGGGGCGATTGAATGATGCTGTGATCCAGGCATCGTCAGGCTACACCGGCACCCCCGGCACTGAGTTTGAAATCGTGCCGGCAGCGTTCGGAACATCGGCGCCAACTGCGCCTGTCAATCTGTTCGGCGTGTCGCAGGACGCTGCCAACGTCGGGCTGAACGGGACGAACTATCAAGCGGCGGTCACTGCGCTGAATGATGCGTGGCAGACCTTCTGGACCACCGCGGCGCCGCTCATTCAGCGGTTGGACAACGGGCAACAGGTCAGCCTCAATCCATCCGGCTCGTTCTGATGGTCAACATCAGCGTCAGCAAGGCAATCGACAATGTTGCGGTGCTGATGGCACGAATTGAAACACTCACCAACTGCGAAGTGCGGGTCGGCATCCCGGCTGACAAGACCGCGCGCAAGGATACCAAAGCCCCGATCACCAACGCCGCGCTGGCCTACATCCACGAATTCGGCAGCCCGCTGAAGAAAATCCCCGCCAGACCGTTCCTGTTCCCTGGGATCAGGAAGGCGGCGCCGCTGATCGCCAAGCTGTTGGGACAGGGCGCGCGGGCCGCGGTCAATGTCAAAGCCGGTGTGCCTGACGATGTGGCCATGAAGGCGCTGCACGCGGCTGGTATGGCGGCGCGCAACTCGGTGGTGCGTGAAATCACCGACCCGGCGCCACCGTTCGTGCCGCTGAAGCCGGCCACGATCAGGGGGCGGCTGCGCAAGACCCAGGCGGGACGGCGCAAGCTTCGCCAACTGAAGCAGATCAAGCAGGCGGCGGGCTGGAACTACCACAAGGCCAATGCGGCGCTGTCCATGTGGGCAGAGGCGGGCAACATCCACCCGCTGATCGACACCGCGCAGCTTCGCGCGGCCATCACCTACGTCATCCGACCTTCCAAGGGATCGTCATGGGCGGTCGGCGGACGGCGGAACACCCCAGGTGGTGTGACCATCACCGGGCTGAATCTGTCCGAACAGAAATACCGTTAGAGCCAAGGCGCCGAGAACCGTCCCCGGTGAGGCGCCGCGGGCGGCCGGCGGGGTTGTTGACGCTGTGTTATCCCCGCCGGTTAGCCCCCGCCCTGTACGGGCTTCTGTGAGCCGGGAAAGGGCATGTCATGGCCAACATCAGTGTGGCGGAACTCTTGCTTGATCCGGACTTCACCGACCCGGTGACGGTGTTGCGTCAGGTCGAGACGGTGCCGGATGACGGCCGCGGGCAATTCCAACAGGTGCCGATCAACATCGTGGCCAGCATCCAGGCTACCGGCGGCGACGCGCTGTTCATGACACCGGACGCATCACGCACCGAGTCCACCTATGACATCCTGACCACCTTCCCGCTGGTGACCGCAACCGACGCCACGGGGGCGGATGTGATCGTGTGGAACGGGCGGCAGTTCCGGCTGATCACGGTGGCGCGGTTCGACAATTTTCAGAACGGCTTTGGTCACTACGAAGGGGTGATGGAACTCATGTCGATCAACCCCGTGCCCACGGATGCGCGCTGATGCCGTCCGCCTATGACCTAACGGTGTACCGGGGCGATACCTATACCTGGGACTTCCGGCTGTGGAATGACGTCGGCAAAACCCAGCCCACCGATCTGACCGGCATCATGGTGAAGGCGGAAATCCGGGATCGGCCGGCCGGCTCGCTTATTGTGCCGCTCACCCTCACGGTGATCTTGCCGAACACCATCCACGCTTCGCTGGACGCCCCGCACAGTTCACAGCTTCCGGTGCCGACCGGGGTGTGGGACTTGCAACTGACCTACCCTGACACGTCGGTGCTGACTGTGCTTGGCGGCAATGTTGCTGTCACCGCGGACGTGACTGACAGTAGCCCGCCTGGGGTGACGGCGCGGGTGAGGCTGATCGCGTGAGTGACAACCTCACCATCGATATCCTGGTCCCGCCGCCTATGGTCCAACAGGTGGACGCGGTGTCGTCCACATCCGGCCCGGCCGGGCCACCCGGACCCACTGGGCCGCAAGGTCCGCAAGGCCCAACCGGCGCGACCGGGGCAACCGGACCACAGGGCGTTCCCGGCCCACAAGGGCCACAGGGAAACACCGGCACGGCGGGCGCTACAGGCCCACAGGGGACGCAGGGGCCACAGGGTGCCACTGGGCCACAGGGACCAACAGGCGCCGCCAGCACCGTTCCTGGGCCGCCTGGAAGCACGGGTGCGCAAGGTGCTACTGGGCCGCAGGGACCGACTGGGCCGACTGGTGCGGCCAGCACGGTTCCGGGACCAACCGGGCCAACCGGGGCCACTGGGCCGGCCGGGCCGGCTGGTCCGACCGCGATCAGTGTTCAGGCCAACAACCTTGCCCATCTGGGCACTGACAGTTTGACCTACGTGCCCGCCGTCGTTGGCGGCGATCTGACCGGCACCTTACCTAATCCGACCTTGGCCACGATTGCCGGTGTGGCGGGTGTCTACACCAACACCAATTTGACGGTTGACAGCAAAGGCAGGATCACCGCGGCTGCCAATGGCACGGGTGGCACAGGCGGCATTGCCGATGCGCCTTCCGACTCGACCTATTATGGCCGCTTCAATGCGACGTGGTTGCGCGTGCTGCCGCTCACTGGCGGCGTATTGAGTGCGCCGGGCAATCTTGGAATGCCGGGTGATCTTGCCGTGGGTGCGACGGCGGCGCCAGCCGACATGGGTCCAGGCAGCATATTATCGCTGGCGCTGCACACGACTGGTTCTACGTGCATTTCCAACAATGCCTATCTCACGACCGGCAGCACCTGGAAGTTGCTAGCCAATGCGGAAGCGACCGCAATTAACATGGGCTACCAGGGGCAGGTTGCATTCTATTATGCGCCGGCCGGGGCGCCGGGTTCCGCGCCAGCCTGGGTGGCGACGGCAGCAATCTTACCGAATGGAATTATTACTGCGACCACGCCGACTGTGGGTGATAATTCAACCAAGGTTGCTACGACGGCGTTTGTCATAGCGGCACTTCCTGTGGCGTCTTCTACCACACCGCTGATGGACAGCGCAGCAGCGATTGGCGTTGGCACGACGTGGGCACGTGCGGATCATGTCCATCCGGTTGACACTAGCCGTTATGCAGCGACCAACCCGTCTGGCTATCAGACTTTTGCGCAAGTCGTGTCCGCCATCGCTGGCAGCAATCCCGGCGCGTTCACCACCCTGTCTGCATCTGGCGCTGTCTCTGGGGCTGGCTTCACCACGCTTCTGGCGCCATACGCCACCCTGGTTAGTCCAGCCCTGACTGGAACACCTACCGGGCCGACCGTCACCCCAGGCACTGACAACAGCACCAAGCTGGCCACCACGGCATTTGTCCAATCGGCCATTTCTGCGGTGTCGTCCGGTGTCACCACGATCACGGCTGGCGCTGGCCTGACCGGTGGCGGCTCTGGCGCAGTCACCCTGGCAGTGGCTACCGCGGGCGTCACCAACGCCATGCTGGCCAACATGGCGGCCGGCACGCTGAAGGGGAACAACGCGGGCGTCGCGGGCGTGCCTATCGATCTGACCGTGGCGCAGACCATGACCCTGTTGGGTGCTGCGCCGCTTGCCTCACCAACCTTCACCGGCACGGTGACGATTCCCGGCGGCACGATCAACGCCAGCGCCATCGGCGGAACCACCCCGGCCGCGGGTTCGTTTACCACTCTGGCTGCCAGCGGTGCGGTTTCCGGTGCGGGCTTCACCACGCTGTTGGCGCCCTATGCGCCACTGGCCAGCCCGGCCTTCACCGGCACGCCTTCGCTGCCGACCGGCACAACCGCGATCACCCAGACCGCTGGCAACAACACCACCGCAATCGCTACCACTGCCTTCGTCACCACGGCGGTGCCGGTGGCTTCGTCCACGACGCCTGCCATGGACGGCACTGCCACGATTGGCGTGGGCACCACCTGGGCGCGCGCGGATCACATCCACCCAACAGACACCAGCCGCTATGCCGCGGCCAATCCATCTGGCTATCAAACCTCTGCCCAGGTCGTGACGGCGATTGCCGCGGGCAACCCTGGTGCATTCACCACCCTGTCTGCTTCGGGGGCGGTGTCAGGCGCTGGGTTCACCACCTATCTGGCAGCGCCACCCGCGATTGGTTCGACCACGCCAGCGGCGGGCGCGTTCACCACCTTGTCCGCCACAGGCACAGTGAGCGGCGCGGGCTTCACCACTTTGCTGTCCCCGTACGCCTTGACCACTAGCTTGCCGGTTGCGGCAACGGTGGCGCCGCTCATGGACAGCACTGCGGCGGTAGGCACCGGGACGAAGTATGCGCGTGAAGATCACGTGCACCCCACCGATACCTCACGCTACGCGGCCACCAACCCCAGCGGATACCAGACTTCGACCCAGGTGGTTGCGGCAATCGCGGCCGGCAATCCCGGCGCTTTCACCACGCTGTCAGCATCAGGGACCGTCTCAGGCGCTGGGTTCACGACCTTGTTGTCACCGTACGCGCTCACCAGTAGCGTGCCGGTGGCGTCTTCGACCAATCCGGTCATGAATGGGACTGTGGCGGTGGGCACGGGCACCACCTGGGCGCGGGCCGATCACGTCCATGCCAGCGATACGTCACGGTTGGCGGTGGGTGCCACCGCGGGCGGTGATCTGACCGGAACATTCCCCGGCCCGACGCTTGTCACCACGGCGGTTGCTGCCGGTTCCTACACCAACACCAACCTGACGGTGGACAGCAAAGGACGCATCACAGCCGCATCCAACGGCACTGGCGGAACCGGTGGTGGTGGCGCCACGATGAGCGACACGCCCCCAGGTTCGCCAACAGCAGGCACGTTCTGGTGGGATAGCGTTGGCGGCTCACTTTTCTTGTATTTCACCGATGCCGATAGCAGTCAGTGGGTTCCGGCATCACCTGTGGGTGGGGTGCCGCAGATACTGTCAACAACATGGCTGGCTGGGGCGACGCCCGGCGGCGCAACCGTATTCGTTGCACCCAGGGCGTTGACCATCACCACCTTGGTTGGCGTGGTCGAGACTGCGAATGGTGCGGCTGCCACTGTCTCAGTGGTGAAGGCAACCAATGGTCAGGCACTGACTGCCGGCACTGTTATTCACAGTGGTTCGTTCAATGCCAATGGCACGGCGGCCACCAATCAGACGCTGACCTTGACCACAACGACAATGGCGGCCGGCGACCGTCTTGGGCTGACTTCCACTGGCACCTTCACAGCCTCAATCGCTTCGCTCACCGTGACGGTGCAGTGATGCTGATACTGTCCAAGCCACCGGTCGTCGGTGCTACTATACCATCGGTCCTGCTGATGGATTACGAGACCGGGCTGGTCGATTTGTCACCGTCCGCGCATACGTTCATCATTGATGGTGTTTCGCAGTCCACCGTGCAGGCCATGTTCGGCACGCACTCGCTGTTGGTCAGCACGGTCGGTGGTGACAGCAACAATCTACGCCAAGCCGACACAAATTATGCCGACTGGCAGTTCAGCAACTTGCAGTTCACCATCGAGTGCTGGGTCTATCTGGCGGCCACGCCCCCTGCCTCACAGCCGTATATTTCTCAGTGGGGCGTGTCCTCTGACTGGGGTTGGTATCTGGGCACGATCAGTAATAATCTGTATTTCTATTATCAGACCACGAATGGCATAGGCAACCTACCAAGCAGCGCAACGATATCGCTCAATACGTGGCACCATGTGTGCGTCGACCGGGACGCTTCGCTGAACCTTCGCCTGTATCTTGATGGCGTGGTTCTGGGGATCACCGGCTTGCCCTACGGAATGTATGCGTCCAGCCAACAGCTTTACATTGGCAACCAGATCGGTAGCAGCGTCAGTGTGCCGGGCTACATCGATGAAGTGCGGATTACCAAAGGCACCGCACGGTATGGCGGCGCGTTCACGCCACCCACTGCGCCATTTCCCATCGGGTGAGGTGAACCTTGCTGAATTTCCCCAATAGCCCGACCAACGGTCAGCAGTTCACCGGCCCTGGTGGCGTCGTATGGACCTGGGACGGCACCAAATGGACCGGGGCATCCGGCAGTGGCGGCGGTGGTGGTGGCGGGATCGCCGAGGCGCCGAACGATGGGAATGCGTATCTTAGGGTCAGCACCGCGTGGGCATCTGGCGGCAATCTGACCGGCAACCTGTTTGCGAATGCGTTTGCCAGCCCGGCAGTTAGTTCCGGCGCATCGCCGTCCAAAGACATCGTGCTGTATTCCGGATCGAACACGGCCACTGGGGGTAAGAGCGGCAACGTCGCCATATCTGTCGGCGGGTCTGCCAATTCTGACAGTGGCTACATGCAACTGAGCACCGGTAACGCTGCCGGCAATGCAGGTCCAATCAATATTCTTTCCGGCAACGCGTCGGTCAATGGCAACAGCGGCGCCCTCACATTCACCAGCGGCGACGCCAACGGCACCGGCAATTCCGGGATCATCCAGTTAAAGACTGGGTCGGTCGCGACCGGCGGCGCCGCCAGCCTGAGCGGCGGCGTCAGCCTCACCACCGGACCTAACAACGGCACCGGGGTGTCCGGGGACATCAGCCTGACAACCGGCAAGGCCGCCGGCAATGCTGGGGGCGGGATCAATCTGCTGACCGGTGCCGGTTCCACAAAATCGGGCAGTGTCGGGATCAATTCCGGCGACAACACAGGAAGCGGAACCACTGGCAACATCACGGTTGGTACTGGATGGTCGGTCAACGCCAACAGCGGCGCACTTAATCTGACCACCGGAAACGCAACCGGCACAGCCGATAGTGGGAATGTCACTTTATCTTCTGGTGGGTCGTCCGGCAGCAGTGGCAATAGTGGGTATGTATTTATCGCCACTGGCGTAGCGGTCGGTGCCGGAAAGGTTTCAGGCAGCATCTATCTGCAAGTCGGTGCGGTTTCCGGTGGCGCTTCATCCGGCGCCATCAACCTCACCGGCAATGTTGCTATCGGGTCGGGCTTTGCTTGCACGTTGGCGATTGACCCAGTGACATCGATGCAGGCAGCCACCAAGCAGTATGTGGACAACAAGGTATCCGTCACCACGCCGCTGATGAACGGAACGGCGGCAGTCGGCACCGGTACCACCTACGCCCGCGCAGACCATGTGCACGCATCCGATACCTCTCGTTTGCCGCTGACCGGGGGCACGCTGTCCGGGCTTTTGACTGTGACATCGATAGCGTATTCCGGGAATACCGCTGCTGCCGCTGCCGGGACTGATGGCGAGTTCATCGAGGCAGTGCTGGCGGCCGGTAGCGCGATTTCTCTAACCACCAACACCGCCGCGACCGTGACCTCGATTTCGCTCACGGCGGGGGAATGGATGGTATTCGGCAACTATGTTTTCACTTGCTCGCTTGCCAATGGTATGACGACCGCCCAGGGCTGGGTGAACACCGTTCCTGCTGCGCCAACAGCGCCGCAACAAGGTTTCACCAAGACCGTTTCCGCCGGTCAGGGAACTCTGACCGAGAACTCGACCGGACCGCGGCGCATTCTATTGACGGCGACGACCACGATCACGCTTGGTGTGCTGGCGGTGTTCGCCAGTGGCACAGCGACCGCCTATGGGATCATCAGCGCCAGCCGAATCAGGTGACAGAGCATGACCGAACAACCCGATCAGATCAGCGTGGAAGAACAGGCCACGGTGGCGGGACGCATGCGCGCGCCCGACCTCGATCCGGTGGACGTGTTGCGGCTCACGATCAGGAAGTTCATGGACAACATGCCGGGCGATCCCAGGGGCCACAACTTGGCCCAGGCGCGCACCAAACTGGACGAAATGATCTTCTGGCTGCGCGCCCATGAGCAAGCGACTGCCAGGGGCAAGCCCTGATGTCAGGCACCGCTGCCACCAACGATTCGGGGACCGGCGGATACATCCTCGATAGGCCCTATCCTGCCACGCTGAGCGGCGCGGAAATGACCGCGGTGTTGCAGGTCATGGTGGCTCAGTTGGCCGGCCTGCCGCCGCATCTGGTGCGTCCCAGGTGGCAACCTGTACCACCCACCCAGCCGGCGGTGGATGAAACCTGGGCGGCGGTTGGTGTCACCCAGGTGGAAGCCGACGAGTATCCGTACTTCGCCCATGACGGGGTGACCCGGCTTCCTGGGATGCCGGGGCCTGGGGTGGACCACATGCAGCGCCACGCCACCGTCACCGTCATGGTGTCCTTCTACGGTCCGGAAGCGGAAGACGCCGCGGCCTCGATCCGCGATGCGCTCTACGTGATGCAGAACATGGAACCCTTGGGCGCGATCAACGCCAAGCTGTTGGCGGTGCATGACATCCAGCGTGCGCCGGAACTGATCAATCAGCAGTTCATCGACCGGGTGGACGTGATCATTGAACTGCGCCGGCAGATCGAGCGGACCTATCCGATCATGAACATCGAAAGTGCCGAAGTGCGGCTGATCACCGAACACGGCGAGACGGACGTGGAAGTTCTGCCGCCGCCCTGACAACGGTCGCGGTCCAGCCGCGGCTTTCGAATTCATCACGTAGTTCTTCGCGAGTCAGGCCGATCGCCCAACGCAGGATGGGCGCGGCTTCGGTGCACCGTTCGTTGTCCATCACCAGCCCGGCGGTGAACCGCCGCCCCTGCACCCTCACCAGCATCCAAGGAGTCCTGTCATGCCGGGTCTTTCCGTATCCGATGTCGTCAACGTCCAGGTGAATATGTCACCACTGGCGGTGCCGCTGCGCAACTTCGGGGCGCAACTGTTTGCCGGTCCGTCTGACGTGATCGACGTCAGGGAACGGCTGCGCGAATACACCACCTTGGATCAGGTGGTTTCTGACTTCGGCACCAACGTGCCAGAGTATCTTGCGGCCGACCTGTTTTTCTCACAGCAGCCGCGGCCTTCGATCTGCTATATCGGGCGGTTTGCCCAGAGTGCCAGCCAAGCGGTGCTGCATGGGGCGATCTTCAGCACCGTACAGCAGGTTGCGCTAATCCAGCGGTTGCTTGCCGTGGTCAACGGGTCGATGCAGATCACCGTCGATGGTTCGGTCCGTACTGCCTCTGCGACCGCGGCCTATCTGAACGGCGGCACCTTCACTTCTGCCAATCAGGCCACGCTGCTGACAACGCTGAAGGGGATCACCGCTGGCGCGTTTTCGGACACCATCGATGGGACGGTTCGGCAGATCAACCGGACTGCCGGTCTGATCAACGGCGGTGCCACCGCCACTGGTGCCCAGCCGGCGCTGCTGACGGCGTTGCAAGCAATCAGCAACGGCGGGTTCGCCATGACCATTGACGCTTCGCTGCGTCAGGTCGGGCCGATCAATTTCACCGGGGCATCCAGCCTGATGGCATGCGCCGCCCTGATCGACACCGCGTTGGGCACCTGGGCAAACTGCGCGTGGAATGGAACCACCGGGGTGTTCCAGGTTTCTTCGGCGACTTCCGGCGCAACATCGAGCGTGACCTATGCCAGCGCGCCGGCAACCGGGACGGATATTTCCGCCACTCTGAAGCTGACTGCGGCGACCGGCGCCACGGCGCCTGTGGCGGGTGCGGCGGCTGGCATCAATTTTTCTCAGATTATCGCGCTGGCTGATGCCGCCGCCTTGATTGATACATCCCTGGCCGGGTGGGGACATTGCACGTGGGACGCGGTGCTTGGCCGCTTCATCCTGACTTCAATCACGACTGGGGTTGCATCCACCATTACCTATGCCGGGCCGCCAACGGGGACGCCGATTGTCACCACGACGACTGCTTTGGTGGCATCTGGCGCCACGGTGATTCCGGTGACTTCGGCGACCGGCATGGTTGCCGGGATGCCGATTGCTGCCCCCACCGGCATCACCCCAGGCACGACCATTGCTTCGATTGCCGGGCTGAATGTCACAATTTCTGCCGCAACCACCGCGTCCATTGCATCTGGTGCAACCATCACGGTCACCACCCCTGGGGTTGGAACCGATCTGTCTGCGCCTTTGCAGCTTACCCTTGCGACTGGCGCGTCGCTGCCGGTCAACGGTTCGACTGGCATGAACTTTTCGGGGATTACCAATCTGAATGGTGCGGCCTCGATCATCCAGGCGGCGCTGACCGGTGCAAACTGCGTATGGGACGGCAACAACTTCAATATCCACAGCCTGTCGACCGGCTCTACGTCAACGCTTTCCTATGCTAGCCCGGCCGGCACCGGTACCGATATTTCTGGGATGGTTGGGCTTTCCCAGATCAGCGGTGCGTCCCCGCCGGTCAACGGAATTCCCGCAGAAACGGCCTTGCAGTGCGTTGCCGCTCTGCGCGCGCACCCAGAGTGGTATGGCTTCCAGTTCGCTCTGACCAACGACATCGCGCTGTCAGATTACACCGCGGTGGCGCAGTTCATTGAGGGGTGCAGCCCGCCTTCGATCTTTGGCTACACCACAATGGACACCAGCGTGCTTGATCCCACCGTGACGACCGACATCGCGTCCACGATGCGCAACCTCACGCTGGAACGCACCTATGGCCAGTACAGCAGCAGCAGTCCCTATGCTTCCGCTTCGATGGTAGCGCGCGCGTTCATCGTGGACTTCGAAGCGAACAACACAACGATCACCTTGAAGTTCAAGCAAGAGCCTGGGGTGGCGGGCGAACAGTTGACCGAGACGCAGGCGGCCACACTCAAGGCCAAGCGTTGCAACGTGTTCGTCTACTACAGCAACGATGCGGCGATCATCCAGGAAGGCGTCATGGCCAATGGGTTTTTCTTTGACGAAATCCATGGCACCGACTGGCAGGCCAACCGCATCCAGACCGACCTTTTCAACGTCTTGTATCAGGCGCCGAACAAGATTCCGCAGACCAATCCTGGCGTGCATATCCTGGTCACCACGGTCGAGAACGCTCTCAACCAAGGTGTGGTCAACGGGCTGATCGCGCCCGGTCAGTGGAATGCGCCGGGCTTTGGCCAGCTTGCCTTCGGGCAGATGCTGCCAAAGGGGTACTACGTCTGGGCGCCGCTCTTGGAAAGCCAGCCGCAATCGATCCGTGAGCAACGCATTGCGCCAACCATCCAGGCAGCAATCAAGATGGCCGGTGCGGTCCACTTTGCGAACGTGATCGTCAACGTCAACCGCTGATCCAACAGCCTAATAGGAAAGGGTGCGTAGGCAATGGCAACCTACTCGTTCATAGACGTCGCTGCGACCATTGTGGGGCCGGGCGGCAGCTTCAGCCTTGGATACGGTTCTGGCAATGCCGAAGAAGGCATTTCGGTGGCCATGACCGAAGATAAAAATACGATGACCATCGGCGCGGATGGATCGGTCATGCACAGCCTGCACGCTGGCAATGGCGGCACCGTCACGTTGCGGTTCTTGAAGACCTCACCGACCAATCAGCAGTTGGCGGTAATGTATGACCTGCAACGGGTTTCCTCTGCGTTGTGGGGACAGAACACCATCGTGATCAGCGATCCCGCGCGCGGCGATCAGATCAGTTGCCGGCAGGTAGCATTCCAACGCTGGCCCAATGTGAACTATGCGAAAGACGGCGGGATGCAGGAATGGGCTTTCCATTGCGGCAGCATCGACGGCGTCCTTGGTGACGGCACGGCCGGCGTGGGGGGATAACCCATGATCGAGTTCCAGGTCGGTGAAAACCGCTATCGGGCGCGGCGGATGAATGCGCGTCAGCAGTTCCATGTCAGCCGCCGGCTGGGACCGCTGTTCGGGCAACTGCTGACGCTGGCGCCACAGTTGGCTCAGATCACCCCGGACGCACTGAGCGATCAGGATACCGCGAAGCAATTTGAAGGCGCGCTGGAAGCCTTCGCGGTGGCTCTGGCGCGCATACCTGACGCCGAGTGCGACTACGTGCTGGACCGCTGCATGGAAGTCACCCAGAGGCAGCAAGGCAACGGTCAGGGGCCGGTGTGGTCTGACATCTGGAACCCGCGCGCCAATCGCCTGATGTTCGATGACATTGACATGCCCGCAATGATGCAGATTGCGTCAGAGGTTTTGCGGGACAACCTGTCCGGTTTTTTTTCTACGTTACCGGCGTCGAGCGAGCCGGCAATCAATCAAACGGCGCCGGTTCCCTTGGGTTCGATATCGTAAGCCTGCCGGACGGCGAAGACTTCCTGATGCGCCCTGTACTGCGTGGTGTGTATCGGATGGAATCGCTTCTGGACGGCACGCTGGAACTTGAACACGTGGCGCTGGCCAACGATGCCTTGGACGCCCAGGACGAAAACGAGCGGCGCTTGCGCCGTGTTCAAGAGCAAAGGCCAGCGTGATGGCCACTGCACCGATTAATATCAGCGACACGCTTGCTGTTGATCCCAATATTCCAACCGTCACTATCCACCCGACACCGGCTCAGATTGCCCAGGCGCGCACCGGCACCACCACGGCCAAACCAACAGGCAGCGCGGCCGGGGCAGGACCACCCGGCGGACCACCCGGCGGTCCAGGGACAGGTGATACTGGCGCGCCGGCAGACGCGCCGGCACCGCAACCGGATGTCACGGGAACCCACGTCTTTTGGCTGCGCAAATGGTCGTTGACGCTAAGTAGCGCCAACACCTTCCAGGCCAGCCAACCGATCCCCGGCGAACACGACCCAACCGGTGGCGCACCTACTGCGCGCAGAGCGGTTGGCGACACCAGTGAAGTGGTGGTGACCGCGAAGCGCGATCCGCCGCCAACAACCGGCGGCATCCAGGACGGCCAGACGGTCGATCTAAGCGATTTCCACATCATCTTTGAAATCACCAAGACGGCGTTCCAGACGCCCTGGAAGCTGACCGCGCGCGTCTACAATCCCGGCCGCGAACTGATGGGCAAGATCGATAGGCAGTTCATCCAGGTGCGGTTGTCCGCTGGCTACCAGCACGGTCCGTACGGCGAAATCTTCAATGGTGTTGTTGCCTACTTCGAAAAGGGCCGGGACAGCGGCACCGATACCTTGCTGACGATCTACGCGAACGAAGCCGACAAGAGCATCAATCAAACCGTGGTCAACAAGAACTTGCCGGCGGGCAGCACGGACCTGGATGTGGTCAAGGCGTGCGTTGCGGAAATGAAGGACGACAAGATCGTCCTGGGGCAGATGTCCGACCTGTCCACTGGCAAATCACCGCGGTCGCGGGCGCTGTTTGGGATGACACGTGACGTGCTGCGCGACGTGGCACTGAGCAACAACGCCAACGTGTCCGTGGACAACGGCAAGCTGAACATGATTGCCCAGGGTGACGTGCTGAAGGTGCCGGCGATTGTGCTGAACCATACCACCGGCATGATCGACATTCCGCATTTGTCCCTGGAAGGTGGCTTGCGCGTGCGCAGCCTGCTGAACCCCGACCTGAAGCCGAACGGATCGATCCGCGTCAATCAGCGCGACGTCTTCCAGATCACCGAGGTGAAGCCGGGCATGGATCAGTCGCAAGCTGAGCAGCTACAGAACCGAACCCGGATTGCCGGGGATGGCGGATACAAGATTTTGTCGGTGACTCACCGCGGGGACAACCGCGGCAACGAATGGTACACTGACATTCAGTCAATGCCGCTTGATCCTGACAAGATACCGATCGGCCCGCACTGATGGCCGACGTCCTTCAAGAATTCCTGGTAAGCGTCAAATATGCCGTAGACGCTGCCAGCCAGCGCAACTTCCTGGATATGGTGAAGCGGGTCACCACGTCGGTGGGTGGCCTGACCGCGATTGCCGGCGCCGCCGCCACGGGCTTCGTTGCCATGGCTCATGCGATGGCCGAAACCGGCGAGAAACTCTACTTCATGTCCATGCGCATGAACGAGGCGGCCGGCAATATCCAGGCGGCCACCTACGCCATGACCCAGTTCGGCATGTCCACCGGGGAAGCGGTGGCGCAACTGGAAGCGTTCGGCAGCTTTGAGCGTAGCAAAGGGCCGGCCGCGACCGCGTGGCTGCAATTCCTGGGGGTGACGGCCACCACCACCAGGGAACGATTGGAACAACTGGGGCCTGCCCTGGCAGCGATGGGCGGGACGGCCGGACAACAGGGCACTCTGGGGTATTCGCTGGCGTTGCGGGCAGCCGCCAAGATGGGGCTGAACGAGACCGCAATGCTCGATCTGGCTTCCGGCGAATGGGCGCGCCGGGCGGCAGAGTATGATCGCATCTTGGCGAAGGCTGGCGTCAGCATGGACGCCTATGCCAAGCACAGCCATGACCTGATGGTATCGTTCCGTCAGTTGGGCATGATCTTTGACGTGCTCTGGACCGCGTTTGCCGACCGACTACTGACCGGGCTGAACGTCGATCTGAAACAGCTATTTGATATGTTTCAGGCCGACCTTCCTTCAATCGTCAAGTGGGTGCGCTTCTTTGCCGATGCCCTGGTGTTTCTGGCGCACAGCGTCACTTCGATCATCATTGGTATCAACGACCTGTTCGGGCTGATCAACCACCTGCCCAATTCGCTGAAACTGGTCGCTGCCGCGTTCGCGGTGTTCAACACCTTCCTGGTGCGCAGCCCGATATTTTGGTTCATTGCCGGCATCACTGCGCTGCTGCTGTTGCTGGACGACTTCCAGACCTTCATGCGCGGCGGCGAGTCCACAATCGATTGGTCGTGGGCCAAAGGCATTCACCGGTTCATGCAGGAAACGCTGGGGCTGAAGGGCGGCTTCGGCGACCTGATCCTGATCGCGATTGCCCTGCTTACCTTCTTCAATCCCCTGGTGCGGGTGTTCAGTCTGGTCGCGCGGGGCCTGGGGCTGTTGCCAGGGGCTGCGCCGGCCGCGGCGGGTGCGCTCACCACGGTGGGTCGGGCGGCCGGTTGGGCATTGCGCGCGGTCGGCGGGCTACGCCTTGGCCTTGGCTATCTGTTGGCTGCCATGGCGGCGTTCGAACTTGGCAAGGAAGCGCACAACTTCGCTTCGTGGGTGGCCAAGCAAATCTGGGGCGAAAACGCGGACGGTGGCCCTGAGCACAAGCCGTACACGGTGGGGGATGCGCTGAGCGGCAAGCCGGCGCCAGTGGATGTTGCCACAGGTGGCCCAGGCGGCGCCCCAGTTGGCGCTACGCTGGGCGGGGCGGTTGGGGCAGGGGTACTAGGCGGCTCTGCGGCGGTGCACCTTCCAGCCGCCCCTGCGCCCGCCCCCGCGCCGGCTGCCAGGGCTTCCCCGGTGGGGAATGCAATCAGGACGGGGTTGGGCATCAGTCCGGCAGCGGCGGCTGAACCGATGGAACCGGGCGATCAGTCCGCCCCCCGCAATATCCGCAACTTCAATCCGGGCAATGTCAGCTTCATTGGGCAAGAAGGTGCGGTTCCTGAGCCGGGATCAGGACGCTTTGCCCGCTTCCCGAACATGGTGGCTGGCGTGGCCGCGATGGTCAATCAGATCAGGATCGACTACTTCAAGCACAATCAGCGCACCCTGACCGATCTGATCGCTGGTGCGATTAACCCGGCCACTGGCCAACGTGAACACGGCTGGGCGCCGGCATTTGAAAACAATACGCCCGGTTATATTGCCTCACTGGCGCGTCAAATCGGAATTGATCCCGACGCACCGTTCGATCCCAATGATCCTGCCTTGCTGGCAAGGCTTGGCACGGCGATCACCCAGGTCGAGGCTGGCAAGAAGAACATGATTTCACCGGAAGTGATGGCGGCCGGGGTGCAGCGGGCGCTGGGTGGCCGGCCTTTGCTGCCGGCCGGCGCCGCGGGCGGTGGTGGTGGCGGTGGTGCTACGCAAGCCGGCGACACCAACATCAACCACACCGTCAATGTCACTGTGCCGGCCGGACCGACTGCCGGGGCCACCGCCAATGCCGTGGCCAGCGCGGTGAAGCGGGAAAACGAAAACCTTGTTCGGGATAGTCGGGGAAGCTTGCGATGAGTGGTCTGCTTTCGGCTGGCAGTCAGCTATTTTCCATTGGCGGGCAGGCGCTGCAAGCCACCGGACTGATGCCGGCGTTCATCCGGGCGCCCAGATCGCTGGGCAGTATCATTCCCGACGTCACCATTGAAGAACACCACACGGACCGGATGGAAATAACCCAGCATCCGGTGGCCAATGGCACCCCGATTTCGGATCACGCCTTCCGGCTGCCCTGTCAGGTCACCATGCGGCTGGGTTGGACCAACAGTAACCCGATCGGTGCGATCACTTCAGGCGCGATTGGCGGCTTCGCCGAAGGCGGCATCGGCGGCGCTCTTGGGGGTGCTGCGCAGGGGGCCTTTTCGTCCTTCACCGAGCAGCGGGTGCGCGACGTCTACCAGACCTTGCAGGACTTGCAGACCGGCAAAGGCGGCAAGAACCCTGAGCCGTTCGCCTTGACCACTGGCAAACGCAACTACGATTCCATGCTGATTGCGGAATTGAGCGTGAGCACTGATCGGCATACCGAATACAGCTTGATGGTCGAAGCGCGGATGCAGGAAGTGATCATCGTGAAGCCGGTCACCACCAACCAACCGGCGCAGAGCGATCAGGCGCAGCCGCAGAAGACCGCTGAGCCGTCTGACACCGGACCGAAGCAGCCTGACCGGTCATTTCTTACCAGCTTGAAAAACACCTTCTTTGGCGGCCACCCTTGACCACAATTTATGAAATCCCGCTGAGCGGCACACCGCAGCAATTTAGCATCCCGCTGGGCGTCAGCCAGTATTATATGCGGTTCATTTACCGCGACGCGGCCATGGGCGGGTGGTGCCTGGACATTTACGACGATCAGTTCAACCCGCTGATCTGCGGCATGGCCTTGGTGACCGGAACCGATCTGTTGGCGCAGTACGCCTATCTGAACATTCCCGGCCAGCTTTGGGTGCAGTCTGATGGCGACCCGATAGCGGTGCCCACCTTCGACAACCTGGGCACGCGCAGCCACGTTTACTGGGTGACCGAACCATGACAACCCAATTTGACCCACGCCAGCGTCACGCCGATTACCTGGAAACGGTACAGACGCATCAGGACGGGCGTGAGGCGCAAATCCATACCGCGATGCCGGCCACCGTGGTGGGCTACAATCCGGGCACTAACACAGTCCAGGTGCAGCCTGCGATCCAGGCGGTGCAGACCATGGCGGACGGCACCACCAAGCCGGTGACGATCACCGAACTGCACGACGTGCCGGTGGTCTTCCAGGGCGGCGGCGGCCATGTCCTGACCTTCCCGGTTGGCAAGGGCGACGACTGTCTGGTGGTGTTCGCCGAACGGTCAATCGATTACTGGCATCAGTTGGGGGGAACACAGAAGCCCAGCGACTGGCGTATGCACGACATCAATGACGGGTTTGCCTTCGTGGGGGTGCGCAGTACGCCACACGTGCCCGGCGGCGGGGCTGGTAGCACCAAGAATCCGGGGCCTGCCATCAGCACCAAGACAACTCAGTTGCGCAGTGACGATGGCAAGATGATCATCGAACTGGACCCGGCCGGACCCACCATCAACATTGCCGCGGCAAAGGACGTTAACGTGTCCGGCGTGCATTGGGTGGTGCTGTCCGCAAACGATACGGTTTTCATCCAGGCGCCGAACTTCGTGGATATAACGGCGCCAACCACCACCATCCATGGCGACCTGCATGTCACGGGTGAAGTGATCGGCAAGTTCGGCGGCAACGCGGTCACCCTGACCCAGCACATCCACCACGCACTTAATCAGCCGCCCGCGATAGGAACGCGCGCGATTGAACCGGCGGTGATCACTGGCAGCAATGGTGGCATCGCGGCGCTGAAGACGCTTCTGCAAGCATTGGAAACCATGGGGCTGATCGTGGACAAGAGCACATGAGCGAGTCGAAGGACGAGGACGAATGGCGCGCCGACGTTGCCGCCGCGCTGATCCGCATCGAGACTTTGTTGGGACACACAGCCGACATGGTAAAACAGCTAGTCGATCAGCAGAACCTGCCTGAGAAGCCAGAACGCGGGCTGGGCCACTGATGCGAGTCCGCCGGCTGGATGCACTGGGCGACATGACCTTCGGGCGCGGCCAGAACAACTTCTGGATCGATCAGCCGGAAGGGGTGGCGCAGATGATCATGACCCGGCTGCGCCTGAATTATGGGGAATGGTTCGCCGATACCTCAGACGGCACACCGTGGAACGCCCAGGTGCTGGGGGTGCGGACCCAGGGCACCCGCGATGCGGTGGTTCGATCACGGGTGTTCGGCACGTCCGGGGTGCAGAGCATGACGGGCTACAACAGCGTGTTTGATCCGAACACCCGAGACTGGGCGGCGGCGATGAACGTGCAAACGCTGTATGGGCCGGCGGCGGTGGCGCTGATCCGGCTGCCGGGCACGCTGCCGCCGACCGCGGTGGTGCCGATCACCCAGGCGCGCTTGCTGGGGATCGCTGCCCAGCCCGGCGGTTCCACCCCGGTGGCAATGCAGCGTGCCAACCTGCTGCAAGAAGGCCGGGTGGACATCACCGACTTCCAAATCCTTCAGGTCGACGCGGGGCGCTTCTGATGGCCGCACTTCGGGTGCGCATGCCGGCGCCTGTGATCCGGCTTCGGGTGCCGCCCCCGGCCACCCCGCCAAGGCTGGCGCTGGCGGTCCCCAGGATGCCCGTGGCGGGCGCACAGCCGCGGGCGGTAGTCCGGCCGCCGGTCCGTGTCAGGCGCCCTGTGGCGCCGCCCAGGCCGCGGGATTGGCCCATTGTCGTGGCACCGGCCGAACAGGTGCCTTCGGCGCCCGTGATTCGAATGCCGGACCGGTTGCCAGAGCCAAGGGTGCGGGTGGTGCTGTTGGCCTCGGCCCAGCCCAGGGCGGTTCCGATTCCGCCTGTGATCCCGCCCCCGATCTACGCCACGTCGGTGGGCATCACCGCCGGCATCCGCACCATGATCAGCATGAACCCGGCCAGTCTGTTGGTCGGGCCGGAAACTGACATCACCGCTTTTACCATCATCACCATGGACGCTGGAACCTATACATGAGCGGCACCACGCCTTCACCCACCGCTGCCTACGTGGACGCCAGCGGCATCCATGCGCCGACCTTCCTGAGCATCCAGAACTACCTGATCGCCCAGTTCCAGGCGATCTATGGCGATGACATCGTGGTGTCCAATGACAGCCAGGACGGCCAACTCATTGGCATCTTCGCGGTGGCCATTGCCGATACCAACAGTGCCTGCATCGCGGTGTACAATTCCTTCAGCCCGTCCACCGGGCAGGGCGCCGGCCTGTCCAGTATGGTCAAGATCAACGGCATGCAGAGGCTGCTTCCATCGAATTCTTCGGTGGACCTCGTGGTGACCGGTCAGGCTGGCATCATTATCCTGAACGGCGCGGCCAGTGACATCGCGTCGAACCTGTGGCTGCTGCCGGCGTCGGTGACCATCCCGGTCGGTGGCCAGATCACGGTGACCGCGACCGCGGCCCAGGCCGGCGCGATCACTGCATTGCCCGGTGATGTCAGCCAGATCGCCACGCCGACCTTTGGCTGGCAGAGCGTGATCAACCTTTCGGCCGCGGCGGTTGGCGCGCCAGTCGAGACGGACCCAGAGCTACGGGTGCGCCAGTCCAACAGCACGGGGCTGCCTTCGGTCAGTGTGCTGGAAGGGATCATCGGTGCGGTCATGAGCCTGCCCGGCGTGCAGGCTGTCAAAGCCTATGAGAACGACACCAACACCACGGACGCGACCACCACTCTGCCGCCGCACTCGATCAGCTTGGTGGTGATTGGTGGCGACGCCACTCAGATTTGCCAGACCATTCTGAATCACAAAACACCGGGGTGCTACACCTTCGGCACCACGCGGGTGAGCGTGGCGGACATTTATGGGTTGTTCCACGATATCGGCTTCTACGTGCCGACGCCTGTGTCCATTGGCGTGCACATCACACTGACCGCGAAGACCGGATACACCAGTGTCATTGGGCTGGCCATCCAGGACACCATGGCGGCCTACATTGCCGGGCTGGGATCGGGCGTCGACGTGATCTATTCCAAATTGTGGTTGCCGGCCAACCTGTGCGATCAGACCAGCGGGTTGCCGACCAACGCGACCGGGACGTACGACATCACTGCCATGACGATTGCCGCCCCGGTGACCGGCACCTATGGAACCACCAACATCCACATTCCCATTTTCAGCATGGCCACGCTGAATTCGGCCGACGTGGCGATTACCGTTCACTAGATGAGCACGCTTGACGACTACCTGGGCCTTGTCACGTCCTGGCACAGTGACAAGCCTCGCTTCATGTCCACGCTTGCGGCGCTGGTGCAGCCGCTGGCTGACGCCCAGGCCATGCTGGCGAAACTCACCGCGGACTTTGACCTGGACACGGCCATCGGCATCCAGCTTGACATGGTCGGCCAGTGGGTAGGCCGCACTCGCTACATCCTGCAACCGGTCACCGGGGTATTCTTCAGCTTCGATCTGCCTGCCCAGCGGGTGGGGTTCGATCAGGGCATTTGGCTGGGGCCGTACAGCCAGACGGATGCGGTCACCGCGCTGGACGACGAAACCTACCGCACCTTGTTAAAGCTTCAGGCTATCGCGAACCACTGGGACGGCACCGTGCCCAGCATGGCCGGGCCGTTGGAAACTCTGTTCCCTGGGGTGGTGGTGCAAGACCGCGGCGATCAGCCGGCGGAACTCATGGCGATGGACGTGCTGATCCCAGGTCCGCACATCAACAGCCTGCTTCTGGCGGTGCTGCGCCAAGACTATCCGGTGAAGCCCAGCGGTGTGCTGGTCAACATGATCGAGACCACGGTGGACAGTGAGCCGATCTTTGGCTTCGACGCGAACCGTGACACCAGCAACCCGCTAAGCCCGTTCGGCGGCTTCGACGTCGGTTCCTGGGGCATCATCCTCTAAGGGGAAACCACTGTGGCAAACGACTTTCTGACTTTCGCTGGTGATCCGGCGGCCAATGTCATGACCCAGGCAAACTATGCCAACGTGTCATTCACGGCGCGGTTGCTGGGGTTCAGCAGTGGCACTGCCTTGTCTTTGCAACTGAACAAGGTCTGGCGGCAGGCGTCTCTGATATCGACCATGCTTGCCAACTTCACGGTGACCGAAACCGGGCTGGACATGCTGGATGACGGCACAACGTCCGGCATGACCAACTTGCAGAACCATTTCCGGGCCGCGGTGGTCCATGTGGTGCAGACCACGGCTGGTGTCGGATATTTGCCCCTTACGGGTGGAACTCTCACCGGGCCATTGGTGATCAACTCTGCCGGCTTCCAGATCGATATTCAGGCGCCCGCTGGAACGCCGGCCGGCATTTACCTGGACAGCGCGGCCGGGCAGTACACCATGCTGGTATCGCGCACCAACACGGTGTTGCGTTGGCAACTGCTGAATTCGGACAACGCGCCGGAAACCGGATCAAATGCCGGATCGAACTGGTCCCTGAACCGCTATTCTGACAACGGCACCTTTCTTGGCACGCCGATCTCGATCAGCCGCGCCACCGGCATCGTCAACTTCAGCGGGCCACCCACGCTGAGTGGTGGACCGCTGCCCTACCTGTCGATCGGCGGCGGCAACCTGTCCGGCGCTCTGTCATTCTCTGCCGGGCTTGGCATCCTGTATGCGGTTGGCAGTTACGGGGCGTGGGTCGAGTATGGCTGGGACGGCGCGATCCTGGCTTGGATCAATGGCAGCTACATCGGGCATCTGGCGACTCAGGACTATACCAACGCGGTTGCCGGGGGTTACCTGCCTTTGTCCGGCGGCACCCTCACAGGGGCGTTGCAGTGCAATTCGTCGCTGATCGTCAACGGCGGTGCCGGCTTCCGCAGTTCGGTGTGGTTCGCCAACATCGGCGATTTCGTCAACTTCACCGATGGCCGGTATCGGTATCGCCAGTGGGCCGGCAACTGGCATGACAGTTGGGATGGCAACACCGGCAACCGGCAATGGTGGTGCGCGGGCGGGCAGTACATGCGTCTGGACGGCGCCGGGAATCTCGATGTCTATGGCTTCATCCACACCGAAACCGGACGGGTAATGAATCAGCATCCGTATGCTGCGCCCTGTTATGGGTTGTGGAAGCAGAACACTGGCGCCATGGGCATGTGGTTCGACGGCAACCTCGTGTTCGGGCCGGTCGATGGTTCGGCCAATCCTTCGTCTTCGGTGATGTGGCTGAGTGGCGGCGGCCAGCTAACCGTCACCGCCGGCATCTATGCCTACAGCACGATTCAGAGCGGCAGCCTCGTCTATTCCAACGGCGATGTGGATGCCCTTGGCAACATGAACGCCAACGGCAGCCTGGGGCTTGGCTATGACTGCACTGTTGGGCGTTTTCTCACGGTCAACAACGAACTCTATGCGCACAGCAACATCTGGGTGAGCGGCACCGCCACGGCAGGTTATCATCACTCGTACGGCGACGTTCACGCGGACAACGCGCTGACCTCTGGCAACGATCTGGTGTGCGGCCGCAATGCGGTTGTCTATGGCAGCCTTCAGATCAACAATGTCGTGCACGGCTACGGCCCAGGCAAAATGGTGCTGCATGCTGGAAATCCGGCCTACACGATGGATTGGGTCGGTCACTATGCGATGGGCATCGCGCTTGGCTACATTGATGCCGCGATGACGTGGCACATGATGGACGCTTCCGGCAACGCGCAGAATACCATCGCCTTCCTGAACACCAACGGCGTGTGGGGCGGCTCATATTTCCAAACTTGGTCTGGCCGGCAGCGCAAGGAAAATATCGCCCCGGCGGCGGACTTTGACAGCCTGGGTGCCGTCCGTGCAATGCCGATCTTCAGCTATGACACGAAGGACGGTGATCTTCACCGCGACTTCGGCTTCATCGCAGAGGAAGTGGAATCGCTTCTGCCGGATGTGGTCACCAGCTATGGTGAAGAAGGTCCGACCATCGATGTTGTGTCTTTGATCGCGCATGCCTACCGCGCCATTGCGCAACTGGCTGCCCGCGTGGATGCCGCTCACTGAGGGGGTAACCCATGGCCATTCCTACCAAGCTGCCTGAGACATTCGAAGAACCGCCCCAGCCGGGGCCTGAGCTACGGCGTAGGGAAGCTGAGATAGCCAGCCCAGACACGCCAGAGGCGCCCGCGGCGTGGTCTACAGAGGGATTGTCGGACAAGTCACCACCAACAGAAATCCCCCCTGTGACGGTGGAACCTCGCCCGCCGCCGCCCGCGCCGCCGCGGCCGGTGATACGGCCTGGATTCTCGCCCATGCGCGCCGAACTGTTTGATCCGATGAAGCCGCCCGAATGAGCTTCATCATCCCTGACGCCGCCAACTATCTGGGCAAGACCGTGGACGACGGGCATTGCGTTCGCTTCATGCAAATTGCCGGTCGATTGCCGCTCACCAGCATGTGGAAGCCCGGCGCGAAGGTTCGCGGGCTGGCGCTGGCGAAGGGCACCTGCATCGCCACCTTCACGTCCAAAGGGGGTTACCTGGGGCACGCCGCTGTCCTGGAAGGGGAAGAAGACGTGGGCCTTGCGGTAATCGATTGCTGGGTTGGGCAGCCGGTGGCGCGAAGGATCATCCGGTTCCGGGACGGATCAGGCCCTGCCATCAACGATGGCGACCAGTACTACGTGATCGAAGTTTCACCTGACACAGCATAGAAAGGAAAGTGCCATGCCGCAGTCGCCGAACATCACCTGGGAACTGCCAATCGAACAGGCCAACGTGGTGCTGTCCATTCTGGGCAAACAGCCGTTCGAAACCGTGGCTGACCTGATCATGGAACTGCGCAATCAGGCAGGCAGGCAGTTGCAGGCGTTGCAACAGCCTGGGCCGATGAACGGCGAAGACCGTTTGCGGCAATGAACCTAATCGCTATCATCTTGCTGGTCGTGCTGGTTTTGCTGCTGTTCGGCGGTGGCTATGGCTACCGGGCCGGCTGGGGCGTCGCCGGGCAGCCCTATTATGGGCCTGGGATTGGCATTGTCGGCATCGTGCTGATCGTGCTTCTGGTGCTGTTGCTGACTGGCCGGCTGTGAATTGTGCGCCTGCCACGCGATGTCGATATCCGATCCGGGGCCTTTGTGTTGTTCGCCTTCGTGGTGGTGGTCACCTTCGCCACCTTCGGCACGATCAGCGTCGTCTGCCGGCTGAATGGCAGTTCCCCGGACTGCATCGGCAATTCACCTGAGTCGCTGAACGTCATGAAGGGCTGGGTCGAGAACATCATCGCGGTGTTGCTGGCCTTGATGGCCGGCACGCGCCCGCCCTCACCACCGACCTTGACCGATCCATCCAAAGGGCCATAGGCTCGCCTCTGACTTGACCGTTTCTCACTTACCCCAAATTTGCGCCTATAGCCCCGCCCCCAACGGCGGGGTTTTTTTGTTCAGAACAACCGACCTTGGGCGCCCGGCTTGCGCATCCCGGCATTCATGAAACGGTGCAGTGCCAACTTGCGATTCTTGACCTCTGGTCCCAGGGCCGCCACCCGCTCACGTTCGGCGATGCAGTCCAGACAGAGTTGCGGTGAGCCATTCTTGCGGCGCAGCGGGAAGGCGGTTTCGCCGACCCTACTGCCGCAATCGAGACACTCACGGCCACTGATCATCAGTTCTTGGACCGATCACTGATCGTCACCTTGGTGTCAGGGCCTATGCCGAATTCCAGGGTCTTGGCGCAGTGCGCTTCGGTTTCCCCGCTGAAGATCATGATATCGACGGGCAACCCGACCTCGGCACCCCGGATGCGGATGAAGGTGTCACCCGGCTCTTTGCGGAACTTGTCCAGGTTGGCGTAACTCAGACCGATCACCAGGATGGACTTCCCGGTGCCGTCAACTGCAATGGCTTTGATCATGCGTTGCCCTCTGGCTCTGCTTCGATCAGGTCGGCGGTTTCCAGCAATGCCTTGCCGATGGTGCGCATCATGACGAAGCCATCCGCTTCAGTGTTTTCGTGGATGTAACGCATGACCCTGATCACCGTCGCGTGGCACAGAGTGGCCAGATCGAACGAATCGCCATTCAGGCTGTTATTGCCGCTGATCAACACCAAGGCCACCATTGCCGCGACCGCATGGAATTTGGCGTCGTCGTCCGGGTTGTCCGCCCGCATTTCGTTCAGCAGCATCTCGGCATGAGCCGCTAAGGCGCTGTATCCACTGGCGCGCATGCGGGCGATGAATTCATCGATTTGATTTGTCATGTCATTGTCCCCACAGCATCTTACCGGATGCCGCCAACAGCATCACCATGGCCACGAGGATCGCAACCAGGATCAGATAGGCCGCGGTGTAGATTGCCCAGCGTACCAGGAAGCGGCCGTTCACAGCAGCCACAGCAGCCCCAGCGGCCAGAACACCGAAGCCACGGCGAAGGCGCCAAACAGGACGCGGGCAAGACGCAATAGGGGCACCATGGGCGAAGGTGCACGTATCACCCTGTCTGCTTCGGGCGGCGCCATGTCGAGTCGCATGGGCATCGCCAGCCCAGCCGGCGCCCTGCCGGCCGATTCGCCAAGTAACAGTTCTGTCATGCGGCCATCCGGCATGAGTTGCACATCCAGTTACGCTTGCGGTCCCACGAATTGAATGGCTCACGGCAGCAGATACAGAGCCGTGCACAGGGCGACGCGGTTTGCTCTGGCTTGTAGTACTCTCTGGGTATGTGCCGCCCCCCACGGGGCTGGAAGCGGCCTTCGGGGTAGTGCTTCCAGCGGGCATAACAGGCGGCCGGGCTGCGTCCTGGCAACAACGCGGCCACGGCGTCCCAGTCCACCCCTTTCTTGCCTGTGACCGCTTCGGCCAAGGCGGCCTGTTCGGCCGCAGACCACGCGGCGGGGCGCTTGAAACCACGGCCCTTGGTGAGATTTTGCTTGATGGCGTACAGCCGCTTCTGCATGCCAAAGCCGGTGCGGTTGGGCAGCGGTTCCACGTCAGCCCAGATGATCCGGCCGAAGGCGTTCCGGGCCTTCTCGGTGCGCGCCAGAAGCTGTGCGTCTTCCTCTGGCGTCCACACGATCCACTCACCGGTCGCCGATATCACCATCAGGCAGCGGCCGGCGGTGGGTCTTCGTTGGCCGGGCCAAGTTCCTTGCGGCGGGCCACAAAGGCGTTGTCCAGCTTGGCGAACAGGTCGGGGTTTTCACGGCGCAGCCGTGTCATGACCACCTGGACGTTGGGTGACGTGCCCAGTTCCTGCCACTGCGCGAGGTTCTTCACGTCCAGCCGCAGGTGGTTCATCATGTTGTTGACCCACAGATCGTCGTCCGACCGCTTGGGTTCCGGGTCGGGCGCCAGATGCAGGCCACCGCGGGTGGGTGTGGATTCTGTCTGCGCGGGCTTGGCGGGCGCTGCCAGCTCGATCACCCAGTCGGGCAAGCCGGCCTTCAACTGATCACCGCGTTCCCGCACTGCCTTGACCAGCAACAGCCGGGTCGGCAGCGGGGCCTGTTCCATGATCGGGCGCTGCACCGTCAGCCACTGAGCGAGTTCACCCTGCCAAGCGTTCAGCAGGTGACGGAAGCCGTTCACGTAGTCGGCCCAGTCCGGGCGGCCGGTGGTGCGGTTCTTCAGGGCGACCGCGATTGGCTGAGCCGGCGCCGGGCGCGCGTCCATGGCAGCCAGGATTTCGGCCGCGTCTGGGAACGCCTTGCAGGCTTCCAGCCCGTCTTCGTTGTTCGCGATCAGGGTGGCCTTGTCCCTGGCATGGTGCCACAGGTCAATGAAGCCTTCCGCCCAGGCCACCGGGTCGGTGAAGGTGCCCGGATCGAAGTCACCAACCTCGTCCAACAGGTAGGCTTCGAAGGCTGGCGGTGCCGGCGGTATGGGTCGCGGTGGCACTGGCGGTGGGGCCGGTGGCGGTTCGTCCTGTGGCGGCTTCTGATCTTCCGCGTCGATGGTCGGGGCGTCATCACCGGGATCGCGGTAATTGAAGGCGCCGCCGACATCCTGATCGCTGTCTTCGCGTTCCACTTCCTGGATGTCCATGGGCGTGGCGGTGCCGTCAATGATCGGGGCGAAGTTCATCCCCTTGCCCTTGTCGGTGGCGTCTTCTAGGCCCATGGCCACCCTGAGTTCCGGGCAGCGCGGGACGATCTTCATGG